GCCGGGTGACTGGCGGGTGTGGCTGATCATGGCCGGTCGCGGGTTCGGCAAGACCCGAGCCGGTGCGGAATGGGTGCGGGCGATTGCCGAACGCGACCACGCGGCGCGGATCGCCCTGGTCGCATCATCGCTGCATGAAGCACGCAGCGTGATGGTCGAGGGTGAGAGCGGGCTGATGGCCATCAGCCCGCCGCAGTTGCGGCCGCGCTACGAGCCATCGCTGCGGCGCATCGTATGGCCGGGCGGCGCGCAGGCGTTGCTCTATTCGGCTGCGGAGGCCGAGGCGCTGCGTGGGCCGCAGCACAGCCATGCATGGTGTGACGAGATCGCCAAGTGGGATGACAATCAGGGCCAGGCAAGGCGCTGCTGGGACAACCTCCTGCTCGGCTTGCGGCTGGGCAAGGCGCCGCAGATCGTGGCGACAACAACGCCGCGCGCGGTGCCGCTGGTGCGCCGCCTGACGGCGCAGGTGGTCAGCAAGGACGGCGTTGTGTTGACTCGTGGCTCGACGCTGGAGAACCTGGCCAACCTGCCAGGGCGGTTCATTGCCGACGTGACACGGGAGTTTGGCGGGACCTTGCTGGGCCGGCAGGAATTGGACGGCGAGTTGATCGACGACTTGCCCGGTGCGCTCTGGACTCGCGGGCTGATCGAGACATGCCGGGAACCGGCAACAAGCCGGGGACTGACACGGGTGATCGTCGGTGTCGACCCGCCGGCAAGCGCCGAGGGCGATGCCTGCGGAATCGTCGTCTGCGGACTTGGCGAGGATGGTGTGGCCCGCGTGCTCGCCGATGCCTCGGTCGAGCACGCGAGCCCGGAGCGCTGGGCGCGTGCCGTGGCAGAAGCTGCACGGGCCTGGTCTGCCGACCGGGTTGTGGCCGAAGCAAATCAGGGCGGGGCGATGGTGGAGGCGGTGCTGCGCGCCGCCAATGCCGCGCTACCGCTGCGGCTTGTTCATGCAACGCGCGGCAAGGTGGCACGGGCCGAGCCGGTCGCCGCGCTCTACGAGGCCGGGCGAGTGCGCCATGCCGGCTTGTTCGCGCGGCTTGAGGACGAGCTGTGCGGGCTCTTGCCGGGCGGGACTTATCAGGGTCCGGGACGATCGCCCGACCGGGCCGATGCCTGCGTTTGGGCGCTGACCGAGCTTATGCTCGGGCGCACCGGAGAGCCGCGCATCTGGATTGACTGAGGGGCTGATCTCCACCCCGCCCCCTACCCCATGCGGGAGGGGAGACGTGAAGCACGTTATGAAAGGCTGGACATGTCGATTTTACAAAGCCTTGCGGCAGCCTTCAAGGGCGTCGCGGTAACCGACCGTGCGCCTCTGGCACGGGGGTTCATCTCCCCCTGGGCGGAGGCGTTCCAGTGGCGCGGTGGCGAAGCCCGAGGGCCGCTGAACTACCCGGCAGCGATCCGCGAGGCCTATCTCAAGAACCCGGTCGCGCAGCGCGCCGTACGGCTGGTGGCCGAAGGTGTGGGCAGCGCGCCGCTCTCCGCATCGGATCCGGAATTGACAGGGCTGATAAACAGGACGAGCGCGGGACAGGCGCTGCTTGAAACGCTGGCAAGCCAGCTGCTGCTGCACGGCAACGGCTATGTGCAGGTGCTGCGCGACGCCGATGGCCAGCCCGCCGAGCTCTTCGCACTAAGGCCAGAGAGGGTGCGGGTCCTGCCGGACGCCAAGGGCTGGCCAGCGGCCTTCACCTACACGCTCGGCGAAACCACGCTGCAGATCGATGCAGTGGACGAGTTCGGCCGGCCCAACCTCATTCATATCCGGGCGTTTCATCCCTCCGACGACCATTATGGCGCGGGCTGCCTTGAGGCGGCGGACGAGGCGGTGGCGATCCACAATGCCGCCGCGCGGTGGAACCGGGCGCTGCTGGAGAATGCGGCACGGCCTTCGGGCGCACTGGTCTATGATCCCGGGGAACCTGGCGCGGCGTTGAGCGCCGACCAGTTCGAGCGGATCAAGACCGAACTGGCAACGGCCTTTTCGGGCGAGACCAATGCCGGTCGCCCCATGGTGCTCGAAGGCGGGCTCAAGTGGCAGACATTGGCGCTCAGCCCGGCCGACATGGACTTTGCTACGCTGAAGGCGGCTGCGGCACGCGACATCGCGCTCGCCTTCGGGGTGCCGCCGATGCTGCTCGGGCTGCCGGGAGACAACACCTACGCCAACTACCGTGAGGCCAACCGGGCGCTTTGGCGGCTCACGCTGCTGCCGCTGGCGGGCAAGATTCTCGACGCCCTCGCCGAGGGGCTGAGCCCCTGGTTCGAAGGTGCGCGGCTGGCGGTCGAACTCGACCGGGTGCCCGCGCTGGCCGAGGACCGGCAAGCGCTCTGGTCGCAGGTTTCTGCAGCGGACTTTCTGACCCCGGCCGAGAAACGGCAGATGCTGGGCCTAGCGGAGACAATCGCATGAAGCGCGAAGATATGCTTGCGGGGCTTCTGGCGCAGGCCGGCAGCGAAGGCTGCGAACTCATCACCCTGAGGGCCGTCGTCGAGGAGGCGAGCGAACTCGGTGCGGCGAGGGCGCTCGAGCAGATGGGTCTTGCCGACGAAACCGCGCACGAAGATCTGGCCGAGCTGCGCGAGCTTCTGCGCGCCTGGCGCGACGCCAAGGCTAGCGCGTGGAAGGCGGCCGTCGGCTGGGTCGTGCGCGGCGTGCTGGCACTGCTGCTGCTCGGCATCGCGGTCCGGTTCGGGTCCGAGGACGTACTGCGATGAGCGGCGAGATGAACCAGCCGCAAACGGCGCTGCGCTTTGCCGGCTATGCCGCCGTCTTCGGCAAGCGCGATAGCGGCGGCGACGTGATCGTGCCGGGGGCATTTGCTGACACGTTGGCGGCTCGCAGGCAGGCTGGTGTGCGGCTTCCGCTGCTGTGGCAGCATCGGACCGGCCAACGGATCGGCTGGGTCGATCTCGCCGAAGAGGATCGGCACGGCCTGCGCGTGATTGCCTCCCTCTCTCCCGGTGCCGGGGCGGCTGCCAAGGCACTTGCGGCGGGGGCCGTGAACGGCCTCTCCTTCGGTTATCGGGTGCGCGACGCCGCATCGCAGAGCGGCGGGCGCGAACTGCGCAGCGTCGACCTCATCGAAGTCAGCCTGGTGACTCGGCCCATGCAGCCGCTGGCCCGGGTCCACTACGTCGACAGCGAAGGCGACCGCTTGGCGCCGGCGTGAAATCCCACCTTCCCCCAAGTGCCCCGAAAGGCCGCCCCGGAGCATGAGGCTCGCCTAGGACGGCCACCATCAAGAAAGGACGTTCGGTTCCATGGACATCAACACCCCCGAAAGCGCCCTCGACCGCGCAATCGAGACCAAAGCCGACGCGTTCGACGCGTCGTTCGACATCGTGGCGCGCCAGGATGAAACGGCAGAGGCCATTGCCGCACTTCGCGGCGACATTGCCGAAGTGAAGGGCCGTCTCGACAAGATCAACCGCGCAGCGGTTCGTCCGCTCATCGGCGGCGCTACCGACGGCTTGATCGATGCTGCACCCGAGCTGAAGGGCTTTGTCGACGGTTATCTGCGCATGGGCCGCGAGACCGAGATGAAGGGCCTTTCGATCGGCTCGCCGGCTGACGGCGGCTTTGCCGTGCCCCGTCCGATCGATGCAGAAATCGCCCGCCGCCTTGTCAAGCTGAGCCCGGTGCGCAGCGTGGCCAACGTGGTGCAAACGAGCACGAGCGGGTTCCGCCGCCTCATTTCAATCGGCGGGACGGCTTCTGGCTGGGCGAGCGAAACAGGTGTACGCACCGAAACCAACAGCCCGAAGCTGGCAGAGATCGTGCCGCCGCTGGGCGAGCTCTATGCCAACCCTTCAGCCACACAGCAGATGCTGGACGACGCTGCATTCGACGTGGGCAGCTGGCTGGCGAGCGAAATCGCCAACGAGTTCGCCCGCGCCGAAGGTGCCGCCTTCATCAACGGCACCGGCACCAACCAGCCGAGGGGCCTCCTGACTGGTCCGACCACCGCGCAGAACGACGCGGCGCGCCCGTTCGGCACCCTGCAGTTCATTGCTTCGGGCAATGCGACCGCGTTTGATGCAGCACCCGAATCGAAGCTGATCGACATGGTGTTCTCGATGAAGGCTACGCTGCGCCAGGGCGCGGTGTGGCTGATGAATTCGGCCACGCTGGCAGCGGTGCGCAAGTTCAAGGCGGCTGACGGCTCGTTCCTGTGGCAGGCGGGCATTATCGACGGCCAGCCGAGCCGCCTGCTGGGTTATCCGGTGATCGAGGCCGAAGACATGCCCGACATCGGCGCCGGGAACTTCCCGATCGCGTTCGGCAACTTCAAGGCAGGCTACCTGATTGCCGAGCGGACTGCGACGACCATCCTGCGCGATCCATACACCAACAAGCCCTACGTGCAGTTCTATGCGACGCGCCGGGTGGGTGGCCAGGTGCTCGACAGCGACGCGATCAAGCTGCTGAAAATCTCGACCTGATCGGGATCTGCCTGACTGGCCTTGGGCGGGCGCGCGATCCCCTGACGCGCCCGCCCCGCGCTCGCGGCGGCTTCCCCTCTCGCCGCGAGCGCACCTTCTTGCCCTGGATTTCCCATCACCAGAACCCCGGAGAATGCCATGAAGCGGGCAGTTACAGCGCCGCCGACGCTGCCACCGACGGCGCTTGCCGAGCTCAAGGCATGGCTCGGCATCAGTACAGCGCGCGACGATGCCGAGCTGACAAGTCTGATCAGGACCGCGCTCGAGCTATGCGAAGGATTTATCGGCGCGATGCCAATGGTGTCAGGCTGCGAGGAGATCTTGCCGACCTCAGGTGCCTGGCAGGCGCTGGCGACGCGGCCGGTACGGGCGATCACCGGCGTGTTTGCCATTGGCGCGGACGGATCGAGAACGACACTGGCCGCCACCGCCTACGAGATCGACATCAGCGCCGACGGCACCGGACGGATGCGGCTGACCTCGCCGGTCAACCAGACCCGCGTGGCGGTGCAGTTCTCGGCCGGCATGGCCGAAAGCTGGGACACGCTGCCCGATGCCATCCAGCAAGGGCTGGTGCGCTGGGCGGCCTATCAGCACCGTGCCCGCGATGCCGACAAGGCCACGGCAGGGCCGCCCGCATCGGTAGCAGCGCTCTGGCGACCCTGGCGGCGGATACGCATCGCATGACCGGGACCAGCAGCAACTTCGCAGTTGTGCAGCAGCAACTGATCGCGGCCGCGCGCCGCATCGCCGAGGCCCGTGCCGCCCAGCGCGCAGCCCCCGACAACACGGCCAACTGGCGCTCTGCGCGGTGGCTGTGGCCTTTGCAGTGACAGGAGTGACCGATGGAACTGGCTTTCCGCGCCGTACTGGTCGCCTGGCTTGCCACAGATCCAACGCTGGCAGCCGGATTGAACGCGATTGTCGAGGAAGCGCCGATCCGGACAGCACTGCCCTGGCTGGCGTTGACGGCGAGCGCGAGCTCTGACTGGAGCACCAAGAGCGGCCGCGGGCGTGAAATCCGCGTGGCGCTCGAGCTCAATTACCGTGGGTACGAGCAGCTGGCCGAGGCCCAGCTGATCAACGCCATCGAGGCGCGGATGGAAAGTCTGCCCACCGACCAGAGTGCGGCCGGCTTCCAGATCGCCAGCCTGACCTTTCTCAAGGCCCGCGCGGAGCAGCGCGGCGAGGCGCTGCGCGTCCTCGTGCTGGAATACCGGGCGCGCGTGCTGGTGGCCTGACCGTTCACCCTGCCGGCTCGGCTTGATGCCTTCCTTCCAACCAGGAGAACCAAGATGCCCGCTCAAAAGGGAAGCGCCTTTCTGCTGAAGATCAGCGATGGCGCAGCAACGCCGACCTATAATACCGTGGCCGGACTACGAACCACGCAGATGTCGATCAATGGCGAGCTGGTCGTGGTGACCAGCAAGGATTCGGGTGGTTGGCGAGAGCTGCTTTCGGGCGCTGGGACGCGTTCGGTGAGCGTAAGCGCGGCAGGCATCTTCCTGGGTAGCGCTGCCGAAGCGCAAGTGCGCGGCGCGGCGCTGACCGGCACGATCACGGACTACGAACTGTCGTTCGAAGGCGGTGAAAAGATGCGTGGCAAGTTCCTCGTCCAGCGTCTCGACTATGCCGGCGATTTCAACGGCGAGCGCAACTACACGCTGTCGCTCGAAAGCTCGGGCGGGGTGGTGCAGGTATGAGCGGCACAACCGCGACGCCGGGTGTGGCCAATCCGCATCGCGGCGAGGCCGGGCTGCGCCTGGACGGCGTGACTCATGTTCTGCGCCCGACGTTCGGCGCGCTGGTGGCGGCCGAGGAGGAGCTTGGGCCGCTGTTTGCCCTCGTCGAGCGGGCCAGTGGCGGCGAACTCAAGCTGAGCGAAATGGTGGCGCTGTTCTGGCATTGCATGGCCAATCCATCCGACCAGAGCCGCGAGGCCTTCGCCGAGGCTGTGACCCGCGCTGGCCTTGCCGCCTGCACGCCCGCGCTGCGCAGCTTGCTGGTTCAGGTGCTGAAGGGCGCCTCATGAGCGAGCGCTTCGGCGAGGTGGCGGCGCGGCTGTCCGGTCAGGCCGCACTGCTGATCGGCTGGACGCCCGACACGTTCTGGGCGGCGACACCCTCCGAACTGGCAACCATCGTAACGGCTGCCGCGCCGCCACCCGGCGACGGAATTGACCGGACCACCTTGACCGCGATGATGGAGCGCGACGCGCATGGATAGTCTTTCCACACTGGTCGTCGATGTGCGGGCCAGCACCGACGGGTTTGCCGCCGACATCGGTCAGATGCGCAGCAGCTTCGATTCGATTGTTGTTGATGGCTTCAGTCGGGGCAGCGACGTGCTCGAGCGCGGGCTGCTCGGCGCCGTGCGGCGGGGGAGCCTCGGCTTCGAGGACCTGCGCCGGACCGGCCTCAGGGTGATCGACGACATCGCGGCACAAGCGCTGCGCAGCGGGCTCTCCTCGATCGGAATCGGTGGTTCGGGCCATGGCGGTGTCGGCGGGGGTATCCTTGGGCTTGGCAGCCTGATCGGCTCAATCTTTGGTCTACCGGGCCGGGCAACAGGCGGGCCGG